GCGCGTACATGCTGATTCGAGACACGATCGGACGCCTCACTCAGATCGAGTGTTGCGAGGGAGCCATCGAGGCTTCCTTGTTTGGCGAGATCCATATTAGGACCCCGATCCAACCAACCGAGAATACAGCGCAGGAGATCATCCCTGTGAATGTATTCCGTTATCGCTTCAAGCAAAGCCTGTTGTGCATATTGCATACAGGTCGGCTCGATAGCGATAATACGAGGTGTCTTGAGCGTCTTGGGGACGGTAATGACCCTAACGGGCCGTTCCTCCCCGGGTTCGAGAATCTGCACGTCCTGCATGGAATGATACCACCCAGGATTGGGAAAGAGGAAGTCCCCCAAAGGGAACACTCGATCCAGCCTCTCCGTCCACTCGCTAAGCGAGTATTTGGAGTTGGCAGACAGCCTTTCGGCTGTCGCGCCGGGCCCATGCTTCGGAGTAAGCTCATAGTTCCAGATCTGACGATCTAGTTCCGTGAACAAACCTCGAAACAGCATCCTACCGATGCGGACAAAATCAGCTTTATCTTCAGCTGACAATGCCGCATCTGAGGCGCGCAAATCCTGCTCACACGCAACAAATCCAGCGAAAGCTGCCGAGGTCCGTGCATCACTGCAAGGGATCTCAATCTTAGCCCACATCGATGTAAATTGATGCAAGGCTTTGATGGCTTCAATGCTGGGTTCATCGCGCAGCAAACCAGTCTCGCGCACGAACACAAGCTCAAGGAAACCTCCGAGAAAACGGGGGAGACCCTGATTCCGCTGGAAGCCAGCGAAATCATCGTGAGCTACGAAACCACGGTCAAGACCTTTTTGGAGGTCCTTTCCGAATTTCGCAAGGGATATCCCTAAGAAGGATAGCCCCTCATGTTCTGTGCGAGCCGTGACAGTTTTAGCGTCACGACTGGTGCTGACACTGCATCTGTCCCCCAGATCTTGGAGGACGGCGTGCGAGAATGCGATCAGGCTTTTCACCTAGGCTCCTAACAGAGCTCATGGATCCGTAGCCATATCGTCACACTTTGCGAAACTCACCCAGATTTACCGGGTGCGTCTCCACCATGGAAGAACTAATCCATCGAGCAACGTCCATAGGACGAAGCCGAAGCGGTTCAGTTCTCCCCGCCAAGCAGCTTAGCGACATTTGCGCCGCTGCTGGCAGTGAGCCACGTGGTCAGGGCGGTAACAACCGCCTGAGCCTCGGCGACCGTGTACCCAACAGGGGGCACGTCGACGACGACATAAGCCGACATCGAGTACTTGGTGTTGGCGGCCGTCAGTGGATCAGCTGCAATCTTGGCATGCTCCAAGCGCGCCGTCCGGCGGGACCTCTTGCCAATGGCATGAGAGACCTTGAGGATGGCGGTGCCATCAGGGGTGTTGAACTGCCCCGAAGTGACACCACTGCTGGTTCGCGGAAGCGAAACAGCAGTGCCGGAGATGGTAAGAGACTGTGGATCAGAGTAAGACATGGCGTGCATCCTTCGACTTGTCGTCTCACGACGATACTGGAGGTAGTACAACCAACACGCCCCGGATGGGAATGCTGGAGATGGTGATGCTTTGTCAGAACATCACCTTCGGCGCCCTTGTTAAGCCCAGAGCACCGATGATGGCCCACTGCTTGGCACTTAAGCCAGAAGTAGATAGGCCAAACCCATATGGTGTGGACCGAACTCGTTCTTTGCTCTCAATTGTGAGCGTGTTCGAGATCGGACCCGTCTTGGCGCCACCCCTAAAGGTGGCACCGTCCGGCATGCTGTACTTGCGAACTACCTTTGTATGATTCATAAGGTAGCCGTACCGCAGCACAAGGCCGTCAGAACCAAGATACGAGACGTTGGTAAGTAGATCCCCAACGTTCCCGAACCAGTCTGCAAGCCAGGACCATGGACTCAGTTGCCAAAGGACATCCCAAGTAAGTCGGGTGCCCAGGACAGCGTTAGCGTCCTCCTCAAAACGCCTGAAACGATCAACCACGCTATTAGAATCAGCGAGGTGATACGTGTAGGCACCAGAAAACCACGTTCTTATGGTAGTGGTTTCCGTGAGGTTTAGCTGAGTCGCGATAGAGAGAGCACCGTTATCCCATCCTACGAGCCTAGGCCCGTTGTTGGGTGGAACCGGTACATCATGAGTGACCACCACAGATTCACTAGGTGGCATACTCCTCCGTCGTCGGACATTTCTCCCGCTATCACGATGGTATTGCTGCACCGTTTTACTGATGCGAGCAACAGTTCCCATCAGATCCTTGACATCGTCGAGGGTAGGTGCCACCCCGAAAGTCCAGTTCAAGAACTCGTCACCGATTTGCTGGTGAAGAGTAGAACCGTCTTTCAGAGCAGCAATACCCAACAACTTGGGGAGGCCAGCCATGGCCTCACCCAGGATCGCAGATAGCTGCACAGGTCCCTTAGTCGGAATGGTATCAGCGATTAGCTGTGTACCAAGCCTCTTAGCTACATCGGCTGGAAGCCGCGTAGATTCGAGGTCCAAATAAGGAACTCCTCCGCCTCCATATGAAACAGTTTGCGGCACATTGAAAAACAATGGCCCATTCTGCTTATAGGAGAAAGATGCGGAGCTAGGATCCTGCCATGCGAACACCCAGTTAGGGTGACTCGTCTGCAGGAGGCTCTTCGAAGTGAAGAACTCATGACCATTGTCGTAGTTTGGACTCGGCTCAGTGAAACCATTTCTGGTTACATCGAGAAAGTCTTCAACTTCCGACTTGGTAATGTCCTCTGGTGTGCGTGCCTTGTTTCGCCGCTCTGTCCTATAGGACGTAGTGAGCTGACGAGGCACAGAGAGACTACTCGTTCCCGAGTAGTCCAACTTAGTCTCAAAGAGAGACCCACCTACATAAAAGCGCCTAGTGATAGGCCGTAGGTTAGGGTCAAGCGTTCTCCGTCGAGTACTAGTCTGTCCCATGGTTCTCCAAATGGGTGATCGGTCGTTGACTGCGACCGGAGTGGATAAGTGAATGCACTGCATTTTCGACATCCACTCCTAGAACAGGAAACGAATAACTCGCCAGTGTCAAAGCACCGGCAGGGTCCCTAAAG